TTAAAGTTCAAACTCTCTGACTACTTTAGGCAGCTTGTTATAACCTTTTTCAAGATGATGCTGCTTACAAGCTTCAATAGCTTCATCTTCTGTAGCGTAATACCGCTCACAACAAGACATACTTAAATCGTCGTTTTCTATTTCTGTCCATATAGGCTGCTTGTAGTAGGCACCTACACTATTTGTTTCCTTGTAAACCAAGGCACGATAACCTCTCGCGCTTTTTGTTATTCTGTATTTCATTGCTTTGTTCCTATTTGTATTTGTTATGTTGTTAATATTTTCTTTTGTTCTCCTTTGCAAGTCTTCTTTCGTATGCTCTACGCTGTTGACGTGTCATTTGCGCATAGTCGAAGGTACTGTTTGGTTGAGGGGCTTGTGGTGGTTCGGGTACAACTGCTTCTTGGCTGTATAGATTCTCTTGGAATTTCTCGAACTGCTCCATTGAAATAATATGCTGTTCTGCGTATTCTGCGTATTCATTGCGGAGCTGCTTTAATCTTTCTAAATCCATAGCTTTGTTATTTTATTAGTTCGAACTCGTAGACGAAGACGTAGGGGTTGGAGACCCATGTGCCTTTGCCAGATATGTGGTCGATTAGGTCGGCGTAGGCTAATTTGGCATTTGGGTGCAGATGCCAAGGACCATCACCCAAAATAGAATGGTTATATTCTAAGCCACCGCATTTATCGTCATTAATTGGTGCAACACACCATAATGATTCGCGCTGGTCTGAGGGACATATACCTTCTGCCAAGCAGTCCATAGGGTTGATGTCTTGTAGACGCTCAATTCGAATATTCGTTATGCGTATATGGCGAGTTAGAACATCTGCTTTGGTAAACATTTTGTTCGTCCATCCTGGTTGTTTTATCAACTCCGCAGCAAGTTCTACTGGCAAATCTAAAGCTATATCCTTATATCTTTGCGCCACAGCTACCACCTCACCGACTTTGTAACGTGAAGACGACAATGCGTAATCAAGCATCTGCTGAAGCGTATTTCCTTGAGCTTCGCAGAGCCGTCTATTACATGACCTTTTCCAAGCGCTAATGTCCTCATTTGACCACCCTTCATAGGTTTTCATTCTTTTAAAAAACATTGTAGGATTTAGCACACGTCTGGTCTGCGTCTTGCGACCTTTAAGTACCTCTTGGGTAAGGAGGTACTTGTCGTTGAACATGATTTTCTTCATAAGCTGTTACTTTAAGTTTACCACCTTTTTATATTTACCACTTTTTTTCCTCGCCACCACTCGTCTTCGATAAAATGAATGTCTTGTCCGTTGATGAGTACGTCGGTGTCGCCTATGCGCTTTTGCAAGGATTGTAAAGACGTGATTAGTTGTGATATTGTCATATTCTTATCTACTTATGCTGCCGTTCATTGTGGAGCAGTCACCTTCGATTTGGGCGCAAGTGACATCGCCATTCATAGTGTGGACACTGCCTTGGATGGTATTGCAGCGTACGTCGCCGCTCATTGTTCTGACAGAGCCGACGTCGCCATCGACTGTGACATCGGCGCTCGCGGTGGAGAGGGTGTTGACGGAGCCTGTGATTTCGATTTTAATGATTGGACGGTCGTCTTGGTTGTACTCTTCGATTGGCTTGCCGTCGATGAGAACCTTGCCGTCGGTCATCTCGAAACGAGAGCCGTAGGGGACGTTGATGGTCTTGCCGTTGTAGGTTATCTTGCCACTGATGCCACCGATGGTGGTGCAGACGGATTGATTGTTGATTATTTTCATATTGTTTATTGTGTAAATTAATTTTCGTTGATTTCCTCAATTTCCTTAAACTGTTCTTTGAATGGACAATCTTTAGCAACACTCTCGATGTGTTCACTCTGTCCTTGCAACTTGCATGAATACATGTCTCCAAAACCAAATGACCAAACAATGAAGTGTTTGCAATTGCATCTCTTACAGGTTTTTTCTATCTTATTCATATTCTATTTTAAATCTTTAGGTTTGCGTCCAAACTCAGTGCCCAAAGTATGCGCTGAAGTTCGTGGACGTACTTTATCCTGTGTATGGTTTCACCTTTAAAAGTAACATACATCCATTCACTATTAGGAGTGCAGATAACTTCGATGTTGTGAGCTTCGTGACCATAAATGTATGCCACCAGTTTATCTCGCTTCCACCCGTTCTTTTCGAGGATTTTTGGGGTTAAGGGAATAGGCTCGATGTTAATATCGTCTCCTATTCTTAGGTCTTCTGCTTTAATCATTTGTCACCTCCTTTCGTGTCTGATAAAACAAGCTCTTGGTATGGTTCAAATGTGCCTGTCATTTTAGGATAGATATTACGCAATGAAATTTCCTTTACAGGTTTGTCATCAAAATAAACTTCTATGTAGCCCATCCCATCATCAACATAATCAATTAACGTATGTAGCAAATCACTAACAGTAAATGCTGAACCTATAGATTCTGCTACACCATTCCCCGTAACGTTTAATTTATAAACTTCATCAATAATTTGGTTGAATGTGTCTATTGACAACTTCTTACCCATTCTAACTTCTTCTCTACAAGACTTCAACCAATTTATGATTGATTCTATATTCTCTCTTCTGTTCATTTGTCACCTCCTTTCGGCAACAGGTCGGAGAGGTAGCACCACTTGTCGAAGCCTTTTCCAATCCACATAGTCGAATCTTCAATTTCTTTTTTTGAAGCCCCTATCTTGTGTCCGTACTCAACTAAATATTTCTTGTCTACCACCCAGTCTTGGCACGTTACCCATGCGCTGTCAAGAATATCGTCGTGAGCTATATATTTGGCTATCACACCTTCCTCTGTAGGTTCTTCGTCTCGTTCGTGCCAAAGAGCTTTCTTAAACCATTCAACTCCTGCTTTGAAGGCATCACGTCTCATAGATGTTTCTAAGCCTTCTCCTAATTCTTTAGGGAAGCCAATGTATGCGTTTACAGCTTCTGTGATTTTCTTTTCGTCTATCATATTATTCTCCTTTCTGTTTTGAGTTCTTATAACGACTTTTGATATTATTCAGTTCTAATACTGACATTTGTTTTTGAGCAATCCAGTGGTTAATAACTTGCTCTAACTTTTCATTCTTTTCATTCGATGTCCTTCTACTGTAGAAGTCTGGGCAATATGAGTCATTTCTTGTATCGACATGTAGCATGAAACAATGTCCCCATTTGCGCCAAAAACAGTTTTTACAATGTCCGAATCTCATTTTATTTTTGTTATGTTAAGTTCGACTTGGACGTTAGTTGTATTTTCTTCGTCCATTGTGCCTTTAACCAAGGAATAGAGATACCTACCGAGACGTTGGTAAAGATTATCTTTGCCTTTACCGTCTGCATTGTGAGTGTCCTCCATCACCTCTACATATTCGTCCGACTTCAACATGATGCCGTTGTCGGCTTGATGAATTGTGAATACGTCTTTCATTGCTGTGCTTCCTTTTCTATTTCCTCAAGCTTTTGTTCGTAAGCTTGGATTATTGCGTTTTGTTTGCCGATAATCTTTACGGCATCTTCAAAATGCTTGAGGAGGTTTTCGTAAGCACTCAGTCTGCCAACTTTAAAGAAAGTATAGAAGAGTGCTATGGTAATAGAGAAACTGGCGATGATTTTCAATATTTCTATCATAAGCATAATTTAGAATTTTTCTCTGATTTTCTGATATTGTGCAATAAATGTCTTTTCCGTGACCCACTCGCTGTACCGTGTGCGATAGTAGGTCTTGGGTTTGCCTGATGCCAAGCCGTTCTTGTCGCGAGGGGTATTGACGCTCTTGTATATCTTCGGGACGATGTCGGTGGACTGGTATGCCGTGACGTATTCGTCCTCGAAGGCTATGTGTGCGGTCTCACGGAACTTGACATTTTCGAGAGAGAAGGGACAGCTCATTCGCTGCCTCCTTCCATGTAAGGGCTGGTAGTGTTGAGAAGTTGGGCGGTGTCCTCGTTGTAAGGGATGCAATCACGGTAAACACCGCTCATACAAACATAAGGGAAACCACCTTTTTCTTGGTGGTGAGAAAATATATTTATCCTCCATTGTTCATCTACACCATCCCTTACCAGCACCTTGTCGAACGGTTTGAACTGGCACTTGGGCTTTACTGGCTCCACTTGCAGAGTGTCGGGATTGTACTTGCCGTTGTAATGCTTTTCTGCGTTAGTGATAAACGTCGCTCTTTCTTCTTCTCTCGCCTTTACAAAGCAATCCGTGTAGCAGACCACCTCCTCGTCAAACGATGCGTCAAATGCATAAATACAGATTGTTGAATTGAATTTGGTATAATCGTCATTCGCCCAACCTTCAAAGATAGCGTACATGTTGTCTTTACTCCACACCACGTCGCCTCGCTTGAAGAACTTCGTCCAGTCGCGCATTTTTGAGGATGGGAAAAGAAGGCATTCTGCTGTATCAAACGCTGTACTGTAGCGTCCATCTTCTGCAAAATATACTATTCCTTTACTGTTTTTTACAGCGATTGGGTAACTTTCGTTATCAATATCAATTTTATAAAATTTCACTTCACCATATATCGGTGAATACAACTTCAACCCATTCGGGTAATCCTTTAGTTTCTCGGCTATGTTAATCTTGTTGTTCATTGTTGTATGCTTTATAGTTGGTCTCTGTTATCTCATTGTAAAAAGTGATTACGACTCTTTTCGTTGGTACGTTTAACTGCTTGGCTATACGTTTTCGTATATACATCAACGGAAAATCGTCGTCTGATGTTTCCCACGTTCCACAGTACAAGCTGATGTCAGTGTCAGTATGAACAGTCGCAACGAAGTAGTAATATTTATTCATTGTTATACGTCTTCTTATATTGTTCTTCTAATATGTTTATTTTGTTTTGCAGGTGCTTTACCACCTCCTTGTAGTATGCAATCCGATAGAGCTGGGCATACTCGGAGGCATGGTCAGTCACTTTCCATACATCTGCCGCCGCGAGGTTACGGATGTGCCGTTGGTCTTTCTTCGTCAGTTCCATCAGTGAGTGAGCCTAAATGTTTACAAATCTCTTCGTACATCAGTTTGCACCATTCGTCGGCAGGTTTGCCGTAGAGCGCCTCGGCATACTCCTTGATGATAGTCAAGGATATATATGCACTATTGTAGCAGATACTCTTGTAATGCTCTTGTGACTCGCTTACTGTCACACCACCCAGAAGGTGTATGAGCCATGTCTTGATTTTCTTCTTCATAGTTCTGTTTATTATTATTCATTCAGCCCAAGAGCTTTGTTTATATCATATACCCGTTGTTTGACTCGTTTTTCCCTAAGCTCAAGATGAACAGTCATGTCACATTCCATAATAAGGCGCGATGATTCAGGACGTGTGTCTTCATTCTCCAAAATGCGTTCTCGAAAGTCCGCAACTCCGTGATTGAAGAAAATTTCGTAGTAATGGTCGCCAACAAGAGGATAGTGATAAAAACGTCCGTCTTCCGCCCATATTATACGATGTTTACGAAGTGCGTCACTATAGTCGGCAATATCTTTGTCGTTAGCGAGTCTAAAATGCAGATTGCGTTGTTTTGACTTTGGATAACCGTCTTTCAAGTCGCATCCCAAAAGGCATTGCGCAAAATCCGTAAAATCTGTATTTTCAAAAGGAATATACATTTTCCAACACGCTAAAACCCTTTCTTCTTTAGGTAATATTTTGTTCCATAAGAAAATGTAACGTCCCCTAATATTGTCTTCTGTACATACTACAAGGTCATTATACTCAAACCATGGGCCTCGGTAAATAAATAACTTACCGTCTTGATGAGGATACCCAGTGCATCCGCTTTTTTGATTAGCATAATAAATATGGGTTTGATTCTTTCCACGCCATTTGTAGGTTCTTTCTACAAGGACTTTGTCGTGGTTATCTCCACAATCAAAAGCCTTGACTTCACAAAGGTGACCTCTATCGCAAACTACATGGAAGGGTATTCCTTTAGCTTTATATGTTATATATCTCTTCTTAGAGAAGCGTTCAATTATTATATTGTCATTCTTCATAGTTCTTTATATCTATCGTCACTTCGTTTCCGGGCCGAGATAAACTCTGTCCTGCTTCTTTATCTTCTCCATGAGCTCCTTGACCTCGTTGCGGACAAGAATGTCTTCAATGCCTAATTTCATTATTCCGTCGAGCGTCACAAGTATGTCGTGAGCTGTCAGCATCTTATGCCTGCGCTGAACGTAGGCAATAAATGACAGTATGTCAACATTGTAACTCTCAAGCGAGATTGTTTTATCTCCCTTGTCGTTGAACGCTAACAGGAAATAATACTCACGTGTAAGCAGCCACCACAAGGCGACTGCCTTATTCTTTAAGTTACTGAATTTCTGTTTAATTGTCTTCTTATTCATTGTATATGTTTTTTTAGTTGCGTAGAATGTGTACTTTCACTAACTTGTGTACTGCCCGTGGCTGCGACTTGTGGAAGTCTTCTATGAAGCGCCGTTCGATGTCGTCGTGCCACGTTGCCCTGTCGGTTTTAGGGATAAGTACTTCGGCACGTACTCGCTGACCGTTGTCGAAGGTGAGGATAGCAGTGCGCTGCTCACGAGGCATAAATGGATTGTGATTCATCTTGCACTCCTTTCCGCTTCAATAGCGCATGAGAGCTGTTCAACGCGTTCTTGCAGTTCCAGCTGCGCCTTGTTCGCCTTGTCACGTTCTGCTCTCGCGTCCGCAATGCACACGTAGCTCACCGACGTTGCCACTATCAGCACAGCACCTATGCACACCCATGGCAGCCGATGCACAAACTCGTTCACTTCACGGCACACACCCTTTACAAATGCCCATCCGTACCTTACTGCGTAGATGCCAGCCTCCTTGGTCGTGGCATTATCTACAAAGTCAATTGTTGTTGTCTTCATTGTTCTATTCTTTACGTTAAACTCAATCTTAGATTTTTAAAATTAAATATATACCATATCATATGGTGACGTATTTGTTGGCGTAATTTTTATATATATGATTACGATAACTATACGTGTAGTTAATAAGCATGTCTTCTATGTATTTGCTACAGATTGCGATACGCTTACAGATATTGCGTATCTTCTTTATGATTTTGTATTTTACCGCAAATTTTACAATCTGTATTGATTTGCAAACAGACATTCCAATTTTCGCCGCCATATATTTATACGAAATACCGTTGTCTACGAATTTATTGCCATAACCAAAACGATTACAAGTCTTGACAGCTTCCGTGTATTCTTTTTTCGAGCACGGTTCATGTCTTTGCTGAATCATTTGTTTTGCAAAATTCTTTCGACGTTGTATTTCGACAAGCAACATAGCGGTCAATGTATTCTCTATGTTTTTTATTTCTTGTGCATAAGCATTCTTTTTTAAGTTAGTATTAGGTTGAAATGTAAACTCAGGTATAACAATGTTGCGATGTGCTGTATGACTATGCAGTGATTTAAAAACAAGATGCTTGTTGTCAAGACCTGTTTCTTCAATCAATTCCATATTTTTAAGGATAAACAGTCTATCTTTGATAGCATTTACGCTTACACCTGTAATATCATGTAATTTGTTGATACTCCAATTTTTAACAATAGAATTGCGAGTGTGGGCTTTTACAAACAAAGAGAATGCTATCGCTTTTCTCAATTGAGAATTGCGATACATCTGATTTATTATAATTCTCTTTATCTTCATGTCTGTAAAAAGCAAAAGCGACAAGGTTGTGTACTTACCTTATCGCTTCGTATTTAATGCGTCGGTGAAGACGCGGCTTAAATCCATTTATACACTTCACGATGTACACAAGTCGTTTAGTGGTGACTAATAGCTTTCTATTTTTCACACCACAAAATTAATAAATTATTCTGTAATACTAATAGGTTTGATTAATATTTTATAATTTATTAATAGTAAAGTTTAGTTTTCTATTAGTTTTTGCTATATTTGCAGCGTTAAACCATAAAAATTATGCTTATGACATATTCACAGACAGAACAGTATATGTGGGCAGACCGTATTCTTAATGCTGTATGCTCCGTTGGCGGTGTTACATTCATTCAGCTTGTTTCAGAAACAAAGACTGTAAAGACGAATGTATTACGGGGGTTGTACTGCGTCCTGACTAGAGACTATAGTGTACACCCAGAACGGGCAGCTTTGCTTATCTCGCGCACCCGACAGAACGTTATCAATCAGACAAGACGCTACTGGCAGTATTTACAAGCCAAAGATAAAGTAATCGTAAACCTGTACAACGAAATCAAAGAACTCCTTAAACAATACGACAATGAGAAAAGACTATGATGTTACAATTCCAGATATGCTGTTCCCAAGCGACAACGAACTGGAGATTCCTACACTCGACATTAATATGCAGGCTGATAATTGCCATATACCTTTCCTTTGCTTCGGTGAGCAGAAACGTACATATAATATGAATGGTGCCGGAACGCTACATTTCTACACTGACGACTACCGTTTTACGTCAGTATACGAACATCCAGAAAAAATATACAAGCAGCACCATCCTGCCAACATTGTAGAACCCAACTTCTCATTGTTCAATGAGACACCAATATCATTCGGCATGCAAGCCCTCTACAAAAAACGATGGATTGCACGTGCTATGCAGACACGTGACATTGGCATATTCGTAGACCTTAATGTAGCGCAGAAGTGGTATCAGTTGAACATGCTTGGTGTTCCTCGTGGTTGGCGTGCTTTCGCAACACGAGGTTATTCCGACCGCTTGAACAATCTTGCTTTCGAATTGTCAATCGCCAAAGACTGGGCGTTAGGCAAGACTCCTTTGTTTGTAATATATGGTGGTGGCAACGAATGTCGGCGGTTCGCCCAGGAAAATGGTTGTATATACATCAACCCAGTTGTTACAACAAAGAAAAAAATAGAAGCTGTAAAAAAAATACAGGAAGGTGTCGCTTTCTTTAATGAAGAATTTTCAGTTAAAAAAGAACTTGAAAAGCTCACACCGTTCACGCATCAGATAGAAGATTTCTCATCGAACAGTAAACAAAACATAGAAAACAAAGATAGTTTATTCAACGACAAATGATTCTTAAATTATTATCAATTAACGAAGTACCTTTGTCTTGTTCATAAGCAAAGGTTTTTAGTGGAAGGCTGGCCCGTGAGGGTCGGTCTTTTATTTTATATATAATGTATGTACATATCAAACTTTTAAATTATATTAAATCATTAATATTCTATTAGTTTTCATTTTGTAGTTTGAAGGTAATTTATTAATTTTGTGGTGTTAAAATTAATAGACAATTAAAAATAGGAGATACAACAATGATACAGCTAACAAAAAGAGAACTCAACAAGCTCAACACACGCAAGGCGAAGGTTGAAAAGCTTAAAAACGACCTTAGAGAGTATTTTGATGCATCAGGCGATATGTCATTACCCGACATTGAATGTACCTGTATAGGTTACAGCGCAATGGGAATGGTTGAAGCTAACGACATCAAAGATAAAGAAGGTAACGTTATAGGTTTTCAAGCTACAGTAGATGATTTAGATTACAAAGTTGAATACGTAGAAGAAGATGGTGATATATACCTTATAGGTTGGGAAGAACTTGAAGACGACCTTAAATATCAGCGTCGCAGACTCAACAAAGCTTGGAGAATATTTAAAGCCGAAAATCCTGACGCAGAACTTGAACGCGACGACGAGGATTAATCTACCTTAATTTTACATTAGTAAGATTAATAGAACGCTAAGTTTTACTTACCCCTCAAAAATATCTCAAGAAAAATTTGGCACATTACAGAAGATTTTATAATTTTGTGGTGTCAAATAAATCTACGAGGAGTTTAACAAGGCTCTTTCGTTCTCCCGAGAGGGCATTTTTTATGCCTAATCGTTTTTTCGGAATAAGATACAAGTGTATCGTCCCTTGCATACGTTGTAATGGCGTGTGCGTGCTTTTCGTAGAGGCATTTGACAAAGGGTAGCGGTACACTCTTTTTTTGTTGTATCAACCCAACAATATATTAACGTCAAAAAATCTACGAAAATGAACGACGTAAAAATTTTTAATTCTCCTATGTTTGGAGAACTCCGTGTTACACGGAACGAGAAAGGCGAGTTGCTTTTCTGTCTTAAAGATGTATGCGACTCGCTTGGGTTGCAAGTTGGAGCAACAGCTAAACGATTAGAGCAACAGGTCATTAGTTCAATTAATGTCCTTACCAATGGTGGAAGTCAACAAATGTACTTCGTCACCGAACCCGACCTCTACCGTTGCATCTTCCAATCACGAAAGCCCACAGCTCGCAAGTTTCAAGATTGGGTATTCAACGATGTGCTGCCTTCGCTTCGCACAACAGGCGCATACGTTGTGACTAAAGAAGAAGACAGCGAGGAAGACATTATCGCCCGTGGCTTGATAGCAGCCAAGGCGGCACTTGCACGACGTGAGCAGCGTATCAAAGAACTTGAATGCGAAAACAGCCAAAGCAAACAAGTTATCGAAGTACAAGGCGAGCGTATCGCCAAGGATGCACCAAAGGTAGAATACTACGAACAGACACTCAATTCAAAGGACTGCATGACATCAAGTCAAGTGGCTCTCGACCTCGGCATCACAGCACATGAGTTGCACAACAAGCTCTGTCAAGCAAACATCATCTACAAGCAGTCTGGTCAATGGAATTTGCACAAACCCTATAAAGGTTGGAAATTACACGATACCAACACCTATACTTTCCCAAGCAGCAATGGTGGCACACATACCAAGGTCTATACTGTTTGGACACAGCGCGGCAGACGCTTCATTATCGCCCTTTTCAACAATAACTTTAACGTAAAGCTCGCTCTTGCTGAGATTAACGGCAAAACCGCCAAATAAATCCACACACATCAACCATTTAAACACGCACAACAATGGAAAAGAACTCTATAAACAGCAATAAGGAGAATGTATCAATCAGTGACACAACCAACAACATGCTCGCCTTACTACGGGATTTCATACAACTACAGAATAGATTAATTGTTGTTTACGACGGCGAAGTAGGAGGTGAGAACGTTATCGAGGCTTCGGCTGAACTATATCGCCTTATGCAAGACGCAATAACGGTTAACATCTGCGAAACACTCACAGAAACACAGGCAGCTCAGTTGTAATATAACACACATTTAAAGGGTACGCACGGCAAGAACGTAGCGTACCCTTTTTGTTTACACGGAAACTGATAAATCCTTATAAACCTTGATAAAACTGCTTAACTTTGCTTTAAATCATTATAAAACTCGTTTAATATGGCAAAAAAGCAGAATAACATGCTCAGCGAATTGGGCGTTAAAGAACGAATAAGCCTAAGCAGTCTGGAGCTTAACGAAGGGCAGATTGTAGGCATTCCAAAGAACCCTCTATGGTTGGAAAAAGGGAGCGAGCCATAATTGGTTCAGTGATAGAAAACAGACGACCGTTATGGAGTTTGACCGACCGACAAAGAGTGCCGAACATCCGACCATGAAGCCTATTCCACTTTTTGCATATCTTATTCAGAACTCATCGCAGGAAGGCTGGAATGTCTACGACAGCTTCGGTGGTAGCGGCACGACTATAATGGCGTGCGAACAACTCAACAGAAACGGTTTTTCAATGGAGCTTGACCCTCATAATTGTGATGTGATAATCAACCGTTGGGAAACCTACACAGGCAAAAAGGCTGAAAAAATCAAAGTTTAACTACATAAATTAAAATTAGAAATGATAGAAAAGGTAAACCCACAACACCCCGACAAGGTGGCAGACCGCATTGCAGGTGCTATCGTTGACCTTGCTTACACCAAGCAGGACAGTCCGAAAATAGCCGTTGAAGTCCTTATCGGACATGGCGTAGCTAACGTTATTATAGAAAGTAGCGTAGCTTTCTCTAAAGAAGAAGTGTACACAATCGTGGAGCGCATCACCAATTGTGACAATTTGCGGCTGAACCTTGTAGTCAAGCCACAGGACGCGCACCTTGCAAAGAACCAAGATGGTATTATCCGTTGCGGTGACAACGGTATCTTCAAGGGTATGCCCCTCTCGGTCGAAGAGAAGTCTCTTTCTAAGTTAGCCCACGAAATATACGCATATTTTCCAACAGACGGCAAATACATCCTTGCCGGAGAGAAGTTGGTTATCTGTCAGAGTAACGCAAAGACATCAGGACTGAAAAGGCTCTACCCTACTGCCACTATCAACCCACTGGGCGACTGGACTGGAGGCATTGATGTAGATAGCGGAGCAACGAACCGCAAACTCGGCTCTGATATGGCTCAGTCGGTGACAGGCGGTGGACTGCACGGGAAAGACCTTTCTAAAGCCGATGTCTCGGTTAATATCTACGCTTTCCTGAAGGCACAAAAAGAGCATAAGCCTGTAGAACTGTTCTGCGCTATCGGTGACGAAACTGTTGACGGCAAGCCGTACTCCGAGATTGTTAAGATAGCAAAAGACTACATCAACAAGGTAGGCGGATTCGAGAAGTTTGCCGAGTGGGGGCTATTCTAAAAAATATTAGCAATGGCAAAGAATAGTGGTGGTACGAGAAATTACAGAAATAATCCCAAAGCCTTATCAACGAGAAGAAAAGAATTTGATGGTCTTATGCAGTCTGGATTTTATGACCTTTCACGCTCCTACTTCGACCCATCAGGTGGATTTGTTGCGACAAACAAGGAACACAATAAAGTAAAAGACACAAATAAAGACAAAGAAAATGAAGCCACATTATATCTCGCCAATAAAGGCTACAAAGTATATCTTGACAGTGAACGTGCTACAATAGAGTTTGAATCTCATAATGATGGACGTATTTACAACATCCCCATGGATATAAAGACCATCAACGAAGCTGGCAAATACACCATCAAAAGGCAGTTGGAAAAGGCAAGCACTCAGAATGTGAAAGCGGTTGTTTTGTATCAGAACAATCCTTTGGCTGATAAGGACTATGTGAAAAATCAAATCTATGGGGAAAATGGATTTATACAGAAATCGCCCAAAAATGCCTTAGAGAAAATTGATTGGATTATAGTTGTAGGTTCAAATGGGCATGTACATAGACATGATATTAGAAAAGAAAAAGCATCAAGATTAAATGGTTAGCGGAGGATATGCCTCCCTAACTCGGATTCATCCGCATTGTCATGCCGAAATGGAGCTCCCGCATATCAGGTTACCCCAACAGATAAATCATTGCAAATATAATAATAATAAACCAAACAGCAAAACAAAAAACATGAATAAAGACAAATAATTATGAGTAAACCTTTACCCATCAGAACAACCATAGAGCGTGCTCTCGATATAAACATTTCATCATCGCTGCCAGCAAAGGATAAGGTGGCGGTGATGGAGTGTTTGCTAACGTTGAGCGCAAGTGAAATAAGGCGCATAAACGAGAGTGACAAAGCGACCGCTTTTGTCAGCCTATGCGCTAATATACTCCGTCGTGGTGAACTGATGGAGTATATGCAAATTCTTGAAATGTGCCGTAAATCGGCTTTAAACAGCGATAAACTTGTTTAAAAGGCCTTTAAACGCACTATGAAAGCAATATATAAGGAATAAGGAGAAAAATATGCCACTATCAAAAAATGAAAGTAAACGTCAAAAACAACTCGCCAATCTTGAAAAAGGCAAGTTTAAAAAAGGCGAAATCACCAATCCCAAAGGGCGACCGCCTAAGCCTAAGACAATGACAACGTTCATTGCTGAAATGAAAGAAAAAGGTTATGAAGTGCCGACAGCGCAGACTATAGCCGAGTCTTTTCTCTATATAGCAACATTGCCCGAGGATGAACTTAAGGCTGTCCTTGCCGACAAGACACGTCCTATGATGCAGCGCATTGTTGCTAAGGGTATACTTGACAAAAAGGGCATGGATATACTCGAACGTGTCGTAGATAGAGCCTATGGCAAGATACAGCACATCGACCTTACGAGCAAAGGAGAACAGCTTAGACAAGAGCCGTTGCAAATGCACGTTGTTACAAATACAGAAGAATACAATAAAGTTCTTGCGGAGATTCAGAAGGAAAAAGAACGTAAAGAAGCACAGCCAAATAAAGAATAAAGCAAAGACAAATGCCACACGTATTTTTAGCAAAAAATTACATGCGAATAGACGCTGCTAAGAGAGCAGGGTTTACGACCGTGTCGTTGCAAGGAAGCTCACGTTCGGCCAAAACATGGTCGGTTGTGCAGTTTCTTTGTATCTATTGCTTTAATAACGCCGGAACAACAGTTTCCATAATACGTGCTGGTATGCCCTCAATCAAACGCACTGTATACCGCGATTTTAAGAACGTAATGCTTTCTTTAGGCTGGTGGAATGACAAGTCAATGAACAAATCAGAATATGTCTACACATTTCCTAATGGTTCTTGGATTGAGTTCTTCTCCACTGACAACGAGCAAAAGGTGCGTGGTTCTAAGCGTAAGATATTGTTTGTAAATGAGGCAAATGAGCTGTCTTTTATAGAGTGGCAGCAGCTACAGATGCGTACTACAGAGTTCTCCATACTCGACTATAACCCTTCATTCTCAGAAGAACACTGGATAAACCAAGTAAACGAGGAGAAAAATACTTACTGGTTCATATCCACATATAAAGACAACCCTTTCCTTGAGCAAAAGGTTATTGATGAAATTGAAAGCTTGAAGTGGAAAAACCCGAGCTTGTGGCGCATATACGGACTCGGACAGCGTGCTATTGTTGAGGGTCTTGTATTTGAGAATGTGGTTGTAGATGATTACATACCAGTTGAAGCTCATAGACATCATTGGATTGGCATGGACTTTGGTTACACCAACGACCCAACAGCCATTGTTGAAGTGTATCTTTGGGGTAACGACCTATATGTTGATGAACGTTGTTATCGAACGAAAATGATGACTGACGATATAATCAGAGAGCTTAAAGCTATAAAAGGCGACTTAGAAATAATATCAGAGAGCGCAGACCCACGTCTTGTTGATGAAATATACAATGCTGGTCTGAATATCAAACCAGTTACAAAGTTTCAAGGCTCAATAAACGCAGGCATTATGAAAATGCAACAATTTAAGATACACGTTACGAGCCGTTCTGTGAATATTCGCAAAGAGTCTAATAACTATACTTGGCAACAGGACAAAGAAGGAAAGTGGCTCAATGTACCAATTGACATGTGGAATCATGGATTAGATGCTATTCGTTATGTTGTACTCGACAAAGTACTCGGTGCTTACGGCAGCGGCATGAGTGCAAGCGAAATATTGGGAATAATATAAAAACAGCAAACACATAATGATAGTTGTGTTTGCTGTCTGTTTTATATTTAATTAAAGTCTGTGATAGTAAAGGCTAAGCTTTTCTTTCTGCCAATGATTGGCGAACCATCCTTGCGTGTAACTTTAATTTTCATTGTTGTATCTCCTATTAGTCGTTATTAATTTTAACACCACAAAGTTAATAAATGCATTTCATACAACCAAATGATTCTTTGTTTATTTCCTGTCTTTAATATTATTTTAGACTTTGATAATTGTTTACACAGCATTTTCTTTTTTTTCTGAGCCATACGCTCTATTCTGTAACTTTGCTAACAAAGTTAGCAAAATATGAAGAAGATAACAGAAATACTCTCACACGATGCCAACACAGTACATATGTTACTCACGGCACGAAAGCAGCCACAGCACGACAGCTTCGAAGACATTATGCGTCAATATGATGCTTACAAGCATGATATTTTCGATGAAACCAAGCGTCCGAAAAAGAAAGTAAAAGTGCCGACAGAGCAGAAAGACCCTTTATCAGGACAGGTCATTTACAAGACAAAACTTGTTGACCGCGTCAGAATAGCGTTACCGACACAGAGAGTGATAGTCGACAGGTTAGTGGGCTTTTTGCTCACAAACCCTGTAACTTACAAGGCGAACTCTCATGGCGTAGACATTAAGACACTCAACAACAAGCAGCAGCTACTGTTCGATGCGATTACACACTGCTATCACGACAACAAAATGAAGTATTTTGACAAGCAGCTTGTTCGCACAGTGTCTTCTCAATGTGAAGCAGCAGAGCTATGGTACATGACCACAGACGAAAATGGACGGCTTGGCGGTGAAATTCGAGTACAGCTTCTTTCTCCTGGAAATGGAGATAAATTATATCCGCATTTTAACGATTGGCATCGGATGGATGGCTTCGGACGTGAATATTACACGTTTGACGAGCTTGGCACACAAGAACTGCATTTTGATGTCTACACGGATAGATTCGTCTACAAGTACATCAATAATGGCTCGGGATGGACACTCACCGAAGCAAAGGCACATGGCTTCACGAAGATACCAGTAGTTTATTATTATCAATATAAATCTGAATGGGCGGATGTTCAGTGGGCATGCGACCGAGCAGAAGAATGTATCTCGAATTGGGGCGATACAAACGATTATTTTGGTACACCAAAGTACTTTATACAAGGTCGTTTGGAAGGCTTTGCTGAGAAAGGCGAGCAAGGCTCGGTGTTCCAGGGCGGCAAAGAAACGGAAATGAGAGTGCTGTCATGGGACCACTCTCCAGAGAGTGTGAAAGGCGAGATTGCTTACCTGTTTAATATCATATTCTCGTTCACGCAAACTCCAGACATTTCATTTGAGAACATGAAGACTTTAGGCAACAATACGAGCGGAGCTGCCATACGTCTTATGTTTACCGACCCATTTATGAAAGTCGGCAACAAAACTGAAATGTACGGAGAAATGTTTACACGCAGAAGCAATATCGTTGCCAACGGTATTTGCAATGCCGGTATATACGTTAAGGGCATTGACGCAAGCGTAGCAGAAGACATAGACTTTGAGCCTGTGTTTGAACCTTACATTCCAAAGAATGATGTTGAGTTGCTGCAACTTATCACACAAAGCAATGGAGGCAAGCCTTCAACTTCGCAACGTCGTTCTATTGAACTTAATCCACTCAACGATGATGCAGATAGTGTGGAGAAAGAAATGAAAGAAGAACAGGAAAGTGAAATGACGCAACAGGCGACAATGCTTGGCATGGGTGGTTCTGCATCAGCAGCACAATCAATAAATAATGAAGAGGAGGAATAATTATGGCAAAAGGCGGAGGTTCAACAAGAACAGTAAGCGCAAACAATGCGAGCGCAAGCAGAACAACGAGTACACGGAATCATCGTACCGGACCAGGCTTTACAGAACCTATAAAAGGACCGAAAGAGCCTTCTTCAAGTCAGACGGAAATACAATATGTATACGTCGACAAGCTGACAGGCAATCAATCTGATGGTTACAAGAACCTCGACGCGGTCAAAACTGCGATTAAAAGAGTTGAAAAAGAAGACAAGAGAGCTGGAACTTACGAGAAAGACAGCTACTATATCGAAAGAGTTGAGAATATTAAAGGTCAAGGTCGTTCGGAATATTGGCACTTTGGCAAATAACAAAGTTAGACATGGCAGAAAAACTTACAGCTAAAAAGCGAAAGGAAGATTTAAACAGGCTATTCGCAGCGTACAACCGACGACTTGGTATGTTGTATAGCAGTTATATCAAGAAACTTGCTTCTCTTGATTATGGGGATGATGTGCTTGAAAATGATGCACTTTTCAATTTTGACAATTACCCTACTCTACGCAAACGACTGGATGATATATTCAATGACTATTACACCAATAATATGTTATGTTATGAGAATGGCATAACAGATGGCGTATCTCTTGCGTACAGCCACGACAATGCAGATTTAAGCGGTTTCTCTGTTATGTCGGACAAAGCGTTATCTGCTGCCCGTAAAACGGCAGCAGAAACGTTTATTGCAAGCCGTTTGCACTCAGACAAAGGATTAAACCTTGCCCAACGCATTTGGAACTACTGCCAACAGACTAAGTCAGAATTCGAGGTAGCGATGTCTAATGTTATTGCTGACGGGCTAAACAAAGGAACGTCAGCTGAAGACATAGGTAGACGAATACGGCAATATCTAAAAGAGCCAGATATGATGTATCGTCGCTACCACACAGTCCAACGTCTTGCTAACGGACAGAAGAAAGACGTGGTAACATGGCGAAGAAAACGCATTATAGATGGCAGAGTAAGATTTGTGGAAGAACCTCTTGAAAAAGTTGGTCAGGGAGTTTATCGTTCTTCGCGCATGAATGCTCTGCGTGTAGCTCGCACCGAGATTAATGCAGCTTATCACACAGCAAGGAACGAGCGTTGGGCAAACGAGCCTCTTGTCATAGGGCAGCATATACACGTATCTCCACAGCACGACCCAGAGGAAGATGCCGACATTTGCGACGAGCTTGAAGGGTACTATCCTAAAGGCTTTGTGTGGAATGGCTGGCACCCTCAATGTTATGCCGAAGGTACTCAGGTTCTGACTACAAAAGGATGGAAAGAATTTAAAGATGTTACGACTCAAGATATTGTATATTCTTTAAATCCACAGACACGTGAAATAGAAGAGACAAGTATTGTAGGAGTACAAAAATACCCTTACAATGGAGAACTTATACACTTTTTTAACCGTTCGTTGGAATGCCTTGTTACTCCAGAACATCAAATGGTGTATATAAGCAAAAGCGGTGCTCACGAAATAAAAAAATGCAACGCTACGGAATACAAGCCAAGTATGGGAGCTTTCTATCGTTCCGCTGTCAATACCGCCAAAGACCGCACGAACATTATGTTTGGCGACAAAAATATACCTTTTGATGTGTATTGTGAATTTATGGGGTATTACCTTGCAGACGGTAGTATGCAACATGACTACGGTATTGTTTTGTCGCAAGAAAAAGGACAGCCTGCTTGGAAACGTATGCAAACTTGTATCAAGAAGATGGGGTTTACGCCACACGTTTATAAAAGCGCCATTGTTTTATACCACCGTGCTTTTGGTCAAGAGCTTTTAAAATACGGAACTGCACATTATAAATATATACCACAAGAAATTTTAAATGCATCAAAGAGACAAATCCAAATATTTCTTGATGCTTTTATTGTGTGCGACGGACATATCAAGAAGCCACGTCCTTTTATGGGCAACAGAGGTCATGTATGTACTCCAAATCATGGAGAAAGAATGTATTTTACATCTTCTCCTCAAATGGCAGCTGAAATAGGTTTGCTATTGTTAAAAGTAGGACATCGACCGTCATATAGAATAATGTCACCTAAAAATACTGTCAAAAAAGATGGTACAGTTATAAAGCAGCGATATGACTGTTACAGAATAAGTGAATGCGATTCAGCAACCGCCACTGTATTTAACAAGGAGAAAGTTGAATACATCGGCTTTGTGTACGACGTTACACTTGAGAACAATCACATCATGTATATACAGAAAGACGGCAAATGCTTTTGGGGCTCAAACTGCATGTGTACCAGCGACCCCGTTATGATAAGCGGTGAAGAGCGCAAGGATTTCTACAAGCGACTATTCAATGGAGAGGATATGTCCAATTACGTATCTCCTAACCGCATTAAAGATGTGCCCGACCAATATAAACGGTACATTGAGGATAATGCGGACAAAATCGTAGATGCGTATAAACGCGACAAGTTAGCTTGGCATTTGGCAAACAATAAAAGTTATTGGGTAAAGTATTTGAACGCAACACAGCGCAAGGAAATTGGCGTAGATGCGATGTCTCGTCGTGAAGTTATACAAAAGATAGCAAAGGCAAGGCACGCAAAGCGTGATGCTGTTAAAATACAGAAAAATTGGACGCTTAGGAGGTCTTATTTGTATCTGGAACGAATGAACAATGCGCTCGATGGAACACAACTTAAAGGTGCACTTCAAGAAAGATACAATGCAGTCTTATCGGCTTTAAAAAGTTCTAAAACGTGGGATATTGCTAATGTAGAAAGTCTATATAAAAGATTTGCGCAAGGCATAAATATCAATAACACCTACATTGTTAGGACAACGAAAGCTGCTTTTAATGTATATTACAAAGAACACAAGAATGGCATCAAGCAAAGCGTGGCGTTAACCAATTTATGCAAACGTCTTAAAAAGGCAACATATGCAAAGGAAGTCGCTGAGTTGTATGCCAAGCTTCGCCACAAATCACTTGTATATACCCGTTATCAATTACGACAAACGGGAATTGTGAGAGGACTTACTTTCGATAGTGATATAAACGCCTATGAAGTGGCTAAGGCTCACACCTCTATAACCCCCAAAGGCAAACCTGTCGATATTCGTGGCTATGTGTCGGACTTTGTGAAATATACAGACAAAAATGGTATAAGTTACTATTATGAAGTTTTTACTGATGCTTTAGAGGCAAATTTGGATGCCGGAAGAGCATCAAAATTCCTTGATACATGTCCTTCTTTTATAAGAGAAAACCTCAAAGGAATTATGAGTTGTAACAAACCACACCCTCTTGACGATTATTTTAAAAAAGTCTACAAAGGCTTTAATGGAGGATATATGTATAGTTCCGACCCAGTGACAATACACGGCCGTTCTACATGGGAATATTTTAAAGAAAGTATTTGTCATGAGACAGGGCATCATATAGATAAAAAACTGCATTATGTTTCGTCTATGACAAAGTGGACACAAGCGCAGAAAGCTGATGGAAATTTTTATCGTGAATATAGCAAACAAGCACCTGTTGAAGATTTTGCTGACACCGTTGCACAATACGTTAAGGATAAAGAAAAATGTCGCACGCAATTTCCACACAGAACTGCTCTGCTTGAAAAATTACTTGCGACTATACACGATTAGGGATATACTTCAAAAATGCGATTACCATCTTTGTCGTATTCAATAATTCTTGTATGTTTGGCTTCTTTTTCAATACATGGTTTCATGTCTTCGTCAAAGAAGTAAGCTGTCATCTTCACGCCTCCATGTGGTGTTTCACCATAAACTGTAGAGAATGTTGCTTCCATAATGTTGCGTATTTTAGTTAATAATTTGCAAATATACATCAATTATTTTGTCTGTCAAAACAAAAATGCTACCTTTGCGCTACATTGTTGTATCTCTAACGAGATATTACGTTAAACTCCAAATTGACCGCTGCCATCCGTATCTCCACAGGCAGCGGTTTTTCTGTTTATATACCCAACGCATCTTGTATGTTTTTCTTCTCTTCGTCTGAGAGTACTCTCCATTGTATTTTACGATAGTGTTCGTCCACGAGAAGCATAATCGACACAGCATACCCAAACGCTTTATTTTCTGAAACGCGTATTGATACTGCTACCGCGTTGCAATACGATTTTCTGCCTTTTACTGGCACAGGAATCTCGAAATCACATTCATAAGGCGAAGTTGTTGTAACATTAAACAAACTTGCCAACATAGTTTCTGTATATACGTTCATGTCTTATCCAAAAAATTCATCGTAGTAATCATCATCAAGAGAAATTTTTTCTTTGTCAAAGCTTGTTGTTATTTCCATTGCATAACAACTAACTTTTGTTTTACATGTTCTGTTTTCTAATTTCTCACCACCAACAGACACAGAACCAGGAATGTTGTCACTCCATGTTTTTACTTTAACAGAAAAAAAACCTTTACCATTTTCAAAGATTTCAATACTCTTACTTGTCAAATTACATTCATCATAGTATTTACGAACGTAAGCCAACGCATCCTCTTTATTCGCGAAGACACGAAGGACTCCTGAATGTATGTCACAAACATCATTGCTATTGTCTTTATCTTGCTGTTTCGACACAACTTCTACGACGTAGACGTGAGTCAATATCTTATCTTGTTCCATATTATTTGTTTTTGTTTGTTTTTTTAGGTAAGCTCCAGCCTCGTTCTTTGGCGACTTCTTGATTGAACATCATCCACACTTTCTCATCCTTAAACTCAAAGTGCATAGTTCCCTTCTTGTACGCTCTACAACGGAAAAATCCCCAATCAAACCAACCTCCCCATGCTAATTGATTTTCGTATACAAAGTGGCTTAGGCTTTCCATGTTGTTGTAATCTGTACCAGTTAGAAAACATAATGCTTTGCATATATCTTCAATTCTGTCTTTATTACCTCCTATTTTTAGTCTAACAAAAGGATTCGGCCAGCGTGTGTCGTATTCAGTAATCCAAGACACGATGAATTTTCTGTTAACCATGTAGTTCGCATTTGTCTTCCATGTCTCACCAGCTGTGCTGTTTTCTGCCGACAAGGAACATATAAGGTCGAATGCTTCAGATAAAGCTGTTCTCATACGCTGCCCAGTAGTCTGTATGACCATATTAAGCACACTGTACACGTTCTTCATAGTGAACGGCACATTACTTTGCTTCTCGACAAAACGGTTAATCTGCTGATGCAATTTAGAAGTTGCAAACTTCTCCATGTTTAACTTTCTGAAAATAACCCTCCAGTAGTATTTTTGCAACTCTTTTTTGTACTGCGCTCTTGTGATTGTTGTAGAACGGTCTTCTGCGTTGACGGCAGTGAAATATATAGGCAAGCTGAATTTTTCTACCTTTGCTATTTCATTAATCTGATTTGACGCTTCCATTACGCTATCAAAAAGTTTAACAGCAGAAATATAGCGATTAACCAAGTCACGCACAACATTATATGGCATCAGACCTTCTTTGGTGTTCTGGTTGGCAGCATCTTCATCATCTTGCGAGAAAAAGTAGCCTAAAAACTCATCTTCACCATCTGCTTGTTTATAGAGCTTCACAAGCGACACATTTACATTTGTTTTACGCTCAGACGTGCTGAATACGTCTCCTAAAAATTCGGAACAGCCATACAGCTTGACTACCTCTTGCAATTTACGGTACTCTCTATAACAAGTAGCATTGACATTTGTGCTGTTACACAAGGCAATTATTGTGCATCCGGACGGAGCTATCTCCCAAGCGTGCATAATATGCTCCGCCCCATGGCTGAATGGTGGATTCATTACTATAAGGTCAACATAGCTAACTTGTTCAGCTGTTAGCTTGAGAAAATCATCGCCAATAAGAGGGCAAACGTTGCCGAACAAATTTCGTAGAGTGAGGTCATTCTCACAAGCAACGACATTGCAACTGCCATTTAGTTTTAACCATCTAACAATATTGCCGCTGCCAGCAGAAGGTTCTAAAACGGTCTTACCTACATAATCTTCCCCTAACATCATTTGCTCTATAACCTCATTTGGTGTAGGGTAAAAATCGGGATTGTTTGAAAATAAGTTCATAATACACAGTTTTTACTTTCTGAAAAGTATATATGCCGTTGGATAGTACTTTGAATGGCGTTCAGTAACGGCATATCCTTGTCGGCGAAACGCTCGTACAACATTATTAACCACTTCGAACGAAGACACGTGCCATTTGCTCTCATTCGGCAGATTCCCTATCCAGTTTCCTGCACAGCAACCCTCAGTTCGCTGTAAGATTTGTACTTCTTCTCTATCCTTAAGATTGTCAAGAACCCACTGTGCAAGTTCGTTCTCTTGTTCTTCTATTGCGTTTGATTTAGGAATTTCTATCATATTATTGTTTCTATTTTAGATTTAACAATGCACATAACTTTTTACTAACTTAAAAACGAATACAAGTTAATGTCCAGCCAGCATTTTTGTAATACTTTTCGAAGTCCGAAATATTTGACAAATCAGACTTCTTAATACGTCTACGCAAGTCAGCCATATCAATAAAATATTCCTTGCTACCATCCGATAAAATCGCACGATAACGGAAAATAACGGGTGGATAATAATATGCCATATTATATGTAATGTCGTTAATCTTTATTCTTTGTCCAAACTTTCTACTAAATACTTAATTTCGCTGTCCGATAATTCGATATTCTGAGAATGCTTGAATTTGATTATCTCTTTTATTCCGATTACTTCTTCCACAGCCTGATAAGCCATAACGTCCGTGTCATTGCCTTTATCAAGAGCGACGATTATGTTGTGCGCAAAAATTGTAATCATATCTTTTGCTACAGTTTTAACGCTTTCTATTTCTTTGCGCAAAACCTCGGTTTCTCTATTGAATGTACAACCGCATTCAATAGCAAAATCATTCTTTATATTCTCGCACATTTTGTCAATGTCAGCACCAAATTTCTGTGCAAAATAAGTATCACCCTTAAGCGATTGCAATACTTTGATTTCTTCTTGTTTTGTCATTGTTGTATCTCCTATATTTATTAGTTGTTATTAATTTTAACACCACAAAATTAATATTTTATTCTTAGACAACAAAATAATTTCTTAGTTTTCTATTAGTATTTAATATCATTTAAGTATTTGGCTAAATACTATAAATAAATATATAAGATTGTAGTGTTAATACAAGAGAAAAGACTATCTTTGCAACTAAAACCTATAGCTTATGAAACAGATATACAATATGTCAACAGAAGAAATCCGTGAGCAAGTAAAGCAATACATGGAGTATGGAGTGATAAGTCGTGTGGTGCAATGTTTTGAACGCTTAAAATGGCTTGGCAAACTGCGACAGCATGAGTATTTGCTTTTAAGTGTGGCATATCTGCAAAAAGGAAAGCGGAGTGCTGCTGTGAGTATAATTAAGAGATATAATATAATTTACATGTAAAAAAAATTAAATTATGGGAAAAGGATGTTCTGGATGCATGACCTTTGCAGGTTTTGCTATCATTGCTTTTTTTATTCTATACGTTAGTGGGCAAGAAATAAACAGAAAAGAGGCTGAAGAAATAGCCAGCAAGCCGTTGTACGAAAGTACAGAGTATGTAGAAGCTTTGGCAGAAGATATGATAAAAAAAAGGCTTAAAGACCCCGATAGCTATGAATTTATAGAGATGAATGAGGTTCAATCATCTAAAGATGATGAAAAATTGTTTGTTGTTAAATACAGAGCAAAAAATGGCTTTGGTGGGTACAATGTTTGTCAAGCTCTTTTTTCTTGCGACAAAGAGAAATTAACTATTATCGCAAATGAGGATTAATTATATCTTTATCTGCGTAAAAAGTAGTATTTCAATTATTGTAAAACTTTAAAGTGAGGCGTAACAACCTCACTTTTCTTTTAACAAGTCAAAAATCATCTGGTATATATCTTTCATACCATTGTGAAGGTAATGCTTTGTAAGATACAGTACATTGTAGCCTTTGTCTTCGACATACTTGCCATAGACCATTCCAGCAACAACAATAATAGTATATCCTTTAGGAGCGACTACGCCAGGTCTAAGTGCATATTCATCAAGCGCACTGGAGCGCATTTGCAAAACTTCTCCTTTTGTATACGGGTTATTATGTTCTTTATTGTGTCTGTCTTTATATGTTGCGTTATATCCTTCGCCAATGCTTTTTGTTATCTGTTTTCCATCATGGAACACGGCGAATGATATTGAGTTCTTTAAGTTTGCAGTCCTATCCATATAGCCTTTGTTGTCTTTTGAAAAGACAACCGCTTTTTCCCCAAGCTCAGGCAACGCCATTTTCAAGGCATTGTCTACAGCCTGTTTCTTTTCCATAAGCTTTTCCTTTAAAGCTTCTATACCTTTTATTTTGATAGTTACCTTTGCCATTGCACAAAGATAATGTTTTCCCTGTAAATAACAGAAAAATAACAGGGTTTTAACAAATAAAAGAGTGGAACGCTGCCACCCCACTCCATTTATTACAAGTTGGTTATTTCTTTGCTTGCTCTGTTTGTTCGACAAGTGGTAGAATACCATGCTTTTTTAATGTTTCGTATAAGAACAATCGACCCTTTTGTGTCCATTTCGTATAGACACGCGCGCCTTTTGTACCGTCACTATGCGGATATTCAAATGTTTCCGACTGAACATAACCACATTGTAGATATTTAGCACGTACAACCCATGTTGTGCCAACCTTGCGCTGTATTTGCATATTGCGAAGAAGTACATTGAACGCTTTTGCTGATTTCCCATAATCTTGTGCAATAAGTGTCACCTGTACAGTATCTTTACACTGGAGAATAGTGTCTACATAGCTGACTTTAGGCTGCATTTCTGTGATAGCGGTTGAAAGTTCAACTATTTCTGTGTTCTTTTGTTCTATCTCTGTATTCTTTTGCTCTATTAGCCGTTGTTTTTCCTCAATAGCCTGCTGTTGTTTAGCGGCGAGCATCAACGCTTCGGCAAAAGTCTGAGGAACAGCAATAGCTTGTACCGCTTTATGAAAGACTTGCCGGTAGACCTCGAATACACTACGGATTTTCCGGGCAATAAAATATTCAAGACAAGAAGTCGTAAGGTAGTATTCTATTGTAGGTCTACCCCCTTTGGGGTTTTGCGGATTTTTCCGCAAAACTTGATAGTCAACATCTTTTATGAACTGCTCATTATTAATGAGTGCTTCTACAGCATCCGATTTCTTGCCATATACAAGCGGCCATACATCATCAATACTTACAGGAAATTCCCTGTTGGACTGTGAAAGGTTTAACACTGCGGTAAAATACTCCTTGATTTCACTATTCGTACTCTCTTTTGTTAATTTCAAATTTGCCATGTGATTTTTGTTAAGATTTATGTGTTACAGACAGAAAATTAGTATTCTGTTATTGTGCAATGGGGTTACTTGTAGTAAGGGCATCGAGCAATTATTTGTACAGCACAAGGTCGCTGACATACGCCCATCGTTTGAGTCCTTTGCCGTCATAAAGTGAATAATCCATAAGCCACCATTTATGTACACCTGTCTGCGTTTCACGACGAACAGCAAGACGGAAGCCACTTGTCGTATGCAACAAGCACCATTCTCCATCATTGGGCAACTCTTTAATCAGGTCGTGCCACACGCATTTGAAAAAATCACTTATTCCTGCGACAAACGAGGAACGCAAGTCCTCACGAGTAAACTGACATTCTTTAGCATTTCCACTAAAAAGATTGAGCGGATAATCTTTTGCCCAAACGCTACCATTATCCGCACAGTCCTTTTTTGTCAATGCGTCAACCAGCTTTGCGGTCGTTTTCAGTTTTCTTACCATTGTAACTATCTTTAAGGATACAAGCACCGTCTTCAAGCAACATATATCTTTCACGTTCCGTTTCAGGCATAGCTTTATACGCTGCAATGCTTGCTTTTTTGATATTATTCTGGTCGTAAATGGTTACCGCATATTTATCAAACAGCTGCTTAATAGTCTTGTTGTTGACGATATTGTTCTGATACTTCTGCCTATCGTCACCCATAACAAGTGCAAGCATCTCGTCTATTTGTTTGATTGCGGTCTCAGGATAGACCTTCTCAAAGCACTTCTTGATGTCAATGTGGCGTATTTCGTATATGCGCTTGAATATATGTTTATGAGTATCAACCGACATGCATATAAGATTCTGAAGGACTATCATAGTAGCACACACGCCTGCACGTGGCACGCCAAGATTCTGTAACTTCTCAGCAATTTGGTCACGAAGTTTTTTCAATGTTGGCAAAGCCATATCATCCAGTTGGCTTGCATACTCATTGCAATAGGTGTCTTGCGAGTTACTTTCTACAAGTTCTATTATCTTGCGTAAGGATTGCTTTGCTTCGTTGAACTTCTTTTTTAGTTCAAAGCGCAAGATGCCTTTCTTTTTCAAGTACCACTCCATTGAATACATCCAATTATCTGTGATAAGATATTCGGTGTAGAGAAATTGAAATACTGACACCTTTGCGATGTTTAGCGTTTCTTGCACATATAATGAATCTACTGTTTGGTCGGCAAAAACCTTGTAACTATTGCCGAAAGATTCAACGGCAAAACATTTAATCGGAGTTTCCATTTTAGTTAATTTAAAAGTGAAGCGGTCTTGTAAATGTAATACAACGAAAGTAAGATATATGCTAATGACAATACGAGATACCACTTCTGTATTGACTGTGAAAACACATAAGTGCTTTCTTTTCCAAGCAGAAAATTCAGCATACATAAGACGAACATCACTACCGTCATAATCAGCGTGATTATACCAATTTCTATCATTTTATATCTGTGTTTAAATATTGGCGATATTCGTTAGTTGCTTTTGTAAAGTAAGGAGACGCATCAAGACTTTTGATGTACTCGTCTATAGAGCAAATTGTAGAGGAAATATTACCCCTCTCCCATATACTGTGTGAAGCTACCCAGCAAGCAGTGGTACAGACTTCCTGTTGTGTATTATTATTGTTGTTAAACACTTTTCTATGCTTGATGATAATTTTCAAATTTCTATCATCAGACAAAAGTTCGCAACCATCGTTGGTTTTGACAAAGTAAGGTATTTCTCCTTTCGCTTCAATTACATAATTCAGACCTGTCATTGTGTATCTCCTTTTTAAGTTATTTGATTGTTATGATTTTAATCCACCGTTCTATTGCAAGAACGGACTGGTCAAAAGAGCGGCATATCACGTACTCAAAGCCAAGTTTACTGACCTTGTTCTGAAACTCTTTCTGCTCCTCTGACTGACGGCCTTTTTCTGTCTTCATTTCTAAAAACAGAACATTGCGCTGCGCTATTATTATAAGGTCGGAAAAGCCAGCAAGAACTCCCTCGCATTGCATAATTGCAGCTTCTTTAGAATTGCGATACCCTCCATTAGGTACAGCAGCGATAATATACTGAGGATATTGCAAACGAAACCACTTAACAACTGCCTGTTGAATTTTAGATTCATCGTGCCGTGGTTTTCGCTTCGTGTGCTGTTGCTGTTTTAAGAAATCATCAAACTTCATTCTTGATAAGCTTATTTCTTTCTGTTAAAACATTTGCATAGTAAGCTGTCCATTGTTCTTCTGTTCTCAGCCACTGAACACAAGGACGTTCTTTAGGCATAGTTAAAGCACTAATCGTACCGAGCATTTCGTCATAGGTCAGTTTGTCACAAAATTTATCACCTTGACGAACAGTAAAACTGTTGTTACAGTCTTTGCTTATTTCAATAATAATATTGTCCATGTCTTATTTCCATTCTGTGTTGTTATTGTTTTCTATCTTGCGATAGTAAATCTTACACAAATCATTTTCGTAGACACCATTATTTTTGGCAAGTGCATTCCATAGTGCTCCTAATTCAATGCCTATTTTATTTTTACCGTTCGCAACAGCAAGCTCAGCACACGTACTATATACGAGTGTTTCTTTTTCTTTTTTAAGCTCAAGCACAACGATACGCTTGCGAGGATGTTTGATTTTGCTTGTCATTCGTTCACCTCCTTTTCTATTTGTTTCTGTGACTCGCTAATAAGCAAGTCCACAATTTTATTTATCACTTCACGATTGCCAATGCCGTGGACACCATTGGTAGCATACAGCTCAACTCTGTACACGAGTTCGCCTTTGCGTAACTCTCGATATTGAGCATTCAGATTTCTATTACTTTCAATTCTTGACATCTGTATTCTTTTATAAGGGTGCTACTTTGTATCTGTAGCACCCGAGATTGTTTTACAATAGAACAAGGTCGGCAATATGGGTTCCGGCTGGGATAATAAGGTTATCCATGCGTGTGCCATATTGCGTTTGTCGAAGGATATTAACCTCGTCAACAACGTTGACAACAACGTTCACTTCGCTGTCTGCCATTATTGACATTGGCACAACGAATGAAGACGTAAGACGTTTGTTGTCTTCTACGAGTAGCCCATTGATAGCATTGTCTTGTGTTGACATAACAATTGCACCTTCAAAACCTGTTAGTTTATTAACAGTTGGCACAAGCACGCCACCTTTATGTAACACTACGTCTTCACTCGCAATAAGCGGAATTATACGCTGAGACTTTTCGTTGTTCTGAGCTTCCTGTTCTTCGTTTTCGACTTGTTCCAACGGTGGAATAAACTGAGGAGCTTCGTTGTTCTGAGCTTCCTGTTCTGATTTTTTACTGTATCTTCCCATATTCTTAATATTTAAAACGGTAAATCACTGTCATCTTCCGTTGGCTGTGCGAACGGAACATTGCTTGCTGTAGCAGCATTAGCTGAAGGATTAACAAGCAGTTTCATGCCTCCAAGTATAGGCATGGCATCCAGCTGTTCCTTTGTCATGCTTTCGCGAACGTCCTTAGGCAGGGATTGCTTGACAATATGCGTCTGTTCGTATTTTGGCTCGCGCAGAGCAAAAGCATTTAAATCCAAATAGACTGCCTTTGGTGAGCCATCTTCGTTTACACTCTCAAATAGATGGTTGTCTTCTATAGGCACGACAAGACAACGTTTTGTTTCTGAGCGCCCTTTAATGTTTAAAACACCTGAATTTACATATTTCAGAGCGTTAAAATGAATTCCATAATTATCATTTTCCATTTTTATATGTTTTTGTTAACCTTTCAGTACGTGTAAGAACGATACGTTATATTTACCATTATTACATTCGAACTTAAATTCAAGCATATCATCGCCTGAAACATCACCTACATCGTTAATAACGAGTGTGGGAAAATCGTATGCATCGCAATATCCGTGGTCGTAAAGATGAATGTCCAACACATTTTGATATTGAATGGTCACATCGCAGAAGAAATCATCAAGGCTTGCTACAACATGGTCGTTAATCCATTCTTGCCCCATCCTCAAATCTATATTCACGAGTTCATAGAACGGCTTTGCTTTTGCAGCCAATACTGCCTTAGCTCGCTTTATTTCATCGTCAATTGTTTTCTCCAGCAACTTACTTTGAGCGAGTGCTGCGCTACTTCGTGTCTTGAAATATTCACGTTGTGCTGTGCGCATAAGACAAACGGTGTGAAAGAAAAGTTTTCTATCCATGATTTTCCCTTTTAAGTTCTTCAATGAGTACGTTAGCGTATCTGACGGCTTCCCTTGCATTGCCCTCCAAACTTTGATACTCAAACTCAATGCCTGGGTTTGTGCTGCGTTTCTCGTTTCCCTCGTCCATATAGATAGCGCAAAGAATATCCTTCGCTATCTCATATCTGCGTTGTTCCCAATCAATCAACTTATGGGTGGTGGCTGCTGTGCCGTTACGCTTTTCTTTTGTCAGTCGTGCCACACATTCTTTGCAACGCCCTTTATAGGACTTTGAAAAAGCGGACAGTGGCAGAATTTTTCCGCATATCTCACATGTTTTTTCTTCCATATCTCCTTTGTTTTATATTTAGCCTCGGAATAAGGACTCGAACCTATATTCACATCGTGCATTTACAGGCTGCTCGCACGATTATTTATTCTAACACTTTACTAATTTTATGGCTATCAATCCTAAACGGACTTATTTGCAACCTACCGTCCCGTGACGGATGAATTATTCCGAGTTGTTAAAACCCCACCGCTGTGGGGCGCAATATCATTTATTTTTAACTGATTAAATATACACGTCTCACGACGTAGAAAACGGAAATATATTTATAATACATGAGTTTCGATAAAATCAACGAGAGCCAAATTTTGCGATAGAATCATTGGCTGGTCTAACATATACGGCTTGTACATATCTGTAGCGGCATTGTAAAAATCCCACGCCGTAACCTTTCCTCTGTCTTGATAAGCCAGCATCATTTTTTCCGTAATGCGACTAATCTGTGCTTGATTAAGGGGTATAGTATTGTTGTTACGTTAAACTTTTTATTTTATAAGATGTCTACATTCTCTGTGTGCAAAAATTCTTCGTCTATCTGCGTGTACATAGGCAGCATTGTCTTGCCATAGAGCCATTTTGGCATTATACACTCATTCAAGTCGTCGGACTCATTGTCGGGTTTAACGATGATTTTATTCTCGGGAACCCAGACCCTTTTGTCCTGTTCTTTACCAAAGGCAAACATCTGAGCTTTCGGCGTTTTTATCTCCATCATTGCCTTCGGGCAACGAAAGCGAACCATTGTTGTCGTAATCTCCATTGTTGTATATTTTTTCTGTTAATAAAATATTCAGATTGTAAAGTAGAATAAAGCCAAAGTTACGACAGCTCCTGCCGACCAATACTTACAGGCTTGTACTTCTTCTTTATCCCAATTGCGAGGGTCCATGTAATCATTCATGTTTTATTATTTTTAAGTTCGCAAACCTTATTGTTAAAGAATATATCTGCCGACCTTTTTACCTCCGACATAATCTTCTTGCCATACCTCGTTATAATCCGATACGTCGTCGGAATAATAGCAGACTATAGACACCATGGCAAGACCTGCGTTCTGACGTTCCGTTTCGAGAAATCTGCCGTTGTTTTTGCCTATATCTTTAGATTGCGCCTTGGCTATTTTGCAAGCTTCCTTGTAATTGTCAGCACCAATAAAGTCGACTGTTTCATAATCGTTATCAACATCGCCTTTAACATGCTGTTTCAGTGCCACCTCATATTGTGGTTTAACTGTTTCTCCATACATATTTTTCATTGTTGTATCTCCAGTATTTGTTAATTATTTATTAGTTTTAACACCGCAAAGTTAATAATAAATCTTCAAACAGCAAAGCATTCTCTTAGTTTTCTATTAGTCTTTAATATATTTTAGTATTCAAAACGTGCACACACGCTAATAATTTATTAATTTTGTGGCGTACAAATGACGTGGCAATAAAAGAACAATTTCCCTATCTAAAAAGAAAAGGGTCTAAATATACAATAACTCCCATTGTCAGTGTTGCCAAGTCCGCTGTACATTGGGGGTTTCTTTTTTATGAACATTATGGTAAAAAACCTACGATACAACATAGCTAACAGCCTTTTCAGAGAGAAAGCTTCTCTGAAAGCTATAGCCTTGTTGCTGTATTTTTACCATAAACACAATAAAAATGTATTGAAGAACTGGTCAGTCAATAAGGTTGCTGACATTACAGGCGTACATGCGTACACTATAAAGAAACGCATAAATACGCTTATTCAACTCGGCTTTGCTAAAATCGAAGGTTCTTCACTTGTTTTTCTTTCAGTCGTTTCGAAGCATAAAGACAGAAATATTAATATTACAGATATTTGTTATGACACAATAAAAGACGTAGAAAAATCATTATACGCCATTCTTTTGTGCATAATCCAATCTCATAAAGATTTCTGTAAGCGTACCATTCTACAAGCACGTGAGGCGAGACAAATTAGTGTTGTCAAAAAAGCTCGCGCACTTAAAAGGAAGTATGGTTACGGAGATTCTTACAATGAGAAAGGATTATCGTACAAAAGAATTGCGCGAAATTTTGGAGTTTCGTTAAAGACAGCATTCAATTACGTGAGATATGCCGTAGAAAAGGGTTTTGTAGCCTTACAAAGTCATTTTCATTCTACCCTTATGCCTAAGGTGGGAGGATACCCTGTACCTGGGTATATGTTTACAACACATAACTTCGCTTATAACGTAACTTCTAACACATATACAATTATAAGTAAAATATTCAACAACAAAGAAAATCGCGCCATCCCCTTGCGCTAATGCTTGGTATATATAGATTGTAAAAAATATAGACATATGAAAAATTCCACAAAGCTCGAAAAACTAAAAAAATATCTTGACGAGAACAATGTCTCGTACAAGTGTCGTCGCAAGCACAGAAATGGGCATTGTGACCTTTATGTTATAGCTGCTAAAGTATCGGTAAAGATTGAAGGCGATGATGACGAGATTTTCTACCGTAGACACAAATGTGGCTATCACCCGGTATTTATCCGCAAAAGTGACACACCAAAATTTGTTATCGAGAAAGTGTATAACACGATATACGATTCAATGGTGAAGCAGCAAAGGCTTTTTGAAAAGCAGCAGCGTAAAAAGGAGGCTTTGAAAAATGAAAAAAGAAATAAGTAAAGAAGTTTATTGCGGTGAGTGTCCATTCTTTAAAAACGAGGATATAGACGGATATGGTCATTGTAATATAGGCAAGAGAGAAGGACATTGTAGTGATTTGTGTCGATATTTCACGTATATCATGTCCAGAAAAGAAACGCTCCGTTTGTTACATTATTGCCAAAAATGGAGACGAGGTGCTAATATCACAATGCCACCACCAGCATTGTTTGGATGGGCCATTGACAACGCTATGCGCATTATTCGTAATCTTAAATAAACAACAATGAAGCCAAGCAAAGCATTAATTAACAGAATGCGTCAAGACCTTATGTCAAAGACAAGCAACGCAGAAAAAGCAGCGATACGCAACTGTGAGCTACTTGGATATAAGGTTGTTAGACAGCAGCCTATAACGACAGGGCGCAAGCTGTATTTTGCGGACATATATTTGCCCGAGCTGAAGGTAATTGTGGAGATTGACGGTGGTTACCATTATACAAAAAGTCAAAAACGCAAGGACGGCAACCGCTCGGCTGGCATTTGGCGCATGGGCTATCACGTTGTAAGACTAAGCAACCACGATGCACGGAACATAAACAAAGTAAAGGCGAAAATTGCACTCATAAAAAACAGACTCAATGAAAAATAGAAAGATAAGAAACAAAGACAACGTAAGACCGTTGCATCCCGACCCTCGGCATTGGACTCGAAAGCAGCACAGCAATTCGTGGAAGGCTAAAGTCGCCTACGAAAGCGAAGAAGAAGCGGCAGAGTTTCTTCAACAGAACCCCAAGTTAAAAGCTTTGAATTATAAAATTTACATTTGTCCTATCTGCTCTAAATGGCATTGTGGACATCTGAAATAAACATTAAATCAAAATTATAGATATGAACGAGATAATTAAAATTGAATTGTGCGGTGGCAAAATGCCTGAAAAAGCACACGCAACAGATGTGGCATTTGACGTTTTTACAAGAGAAGACGTAGAACTTGTACCTTACCAGCGAACAGCAATCCCTCTCGGCTTTAAGATACAGTTGCCGCCGCACCTCGCTGCCGTGATACAACCACGTAGCGGAATGTCTTTAAAGGGCATGGCTTGTAAAGGAAGAAAACGGAGCGGTGATATTGACATACGCATAGATGCAGATGTGCTCGTCGGTCTTGTAGACTGTGGTTATACTGGTGAGGTATGCGCTCTGTTGCGTGTCGGTTGTGGTTCTACGCCAGAACTATGTAATGCAGGTAACCATGGCGTATATATTCCTGCTGGCACGAAGATAGCGCAAATGCGCATTGTTCAAGTTCCCAGCGTGACGTTAGAAGTCGGTACGATAGAAAAAGACACGGAACGAGGTGAACATGGATTTAATTCTACTGGAACGAAATAAAAAGCGACAAACATGAACGAGATAAAAATATTTGAAAATCCTGCGTTCGGAAAGATTAGAACAGCAGGGACGAGTGAAGAGCCATTGTTTTGCTTGGCAGACATTTGTCGAGTATTAGGAATAAACAACGCCACAGACGCTAAGAAACGCCTAAAATAAGATGGGGTAGATTCAATCGAGGTCATAGATTCTATGGGGCGCACACAAAGAGCACACTTTATCAACGAGCAGAACCTCTATCGTTTAATTATGCGCTCCGACAAGCCTATCGCAGAGCCTTTCCAAGATTGGGTGTGTGGCGATGTATTACCCTCAATCCGCAAAACAGGAAAGTATGGACTGCCACAGACATTTGCCGAAGCTCTGCGCCTCGCGGCTGAACAACAAGAAAAAAATCGAGCGACAGCAAAAGGCGTTGCAAGAATCAGCGCATGAAATCGTTGTTTTAAATGGCGTGGTCATGCAAATGCAGCCTAAGGTCACATTTGCCGATGCTATTGTTGGAAGCAAGGCAAGCTGTCTTGTTGGGGAACTTGCAAAAGTTCTTACACAGAATGGCATTACAATAGGTCAGAACAAGTTGTTTGAATGGTTGCGGAACAATGGCTATCTTGGCAAGAAAGGCGAACTGTACAATATCCCCAACCAACAATATGTCGAGCAAGGACTTTTCGAGATAAAGAAGGGTGTGCGTAGCGGAAATGATGGCGTTATGCATACAACAATCACAACAAAGGTGACTGGCAAGGGACAGTGCTATTTTATCAACAAATTCAAAAACACCTCTGCCGTAAAATAGATGCTATCATTCTCCAAGAAAACTTGCACGCCCAAGAAATCACCTAAAATGTCTTAAATATTAATATTTCTATTAGTTTTATTTTGGCGTTTCAGATAATATTATTAATTTTGCGATGTTAAAATTAATAGACAATTAAAAATAGGAGATACAACAATGAACACAATTAAAACTTTTATTCCATCTGAAAGCGTTCCAAGCTTTAAAAAGTTTGCAAACAAAACCCAAAAGAACGTAGAAGGCTTTTCTTACACCATTAGCGAACCTTATATGAAGGTATTTTATCATCCTGTGATTGGTAAGAACGGAATGAGAAGCAAAGACGTAAAAGCTTTCTACGAAATATGCGACCTTGAAGTTAATATGCCCGAAGAAAACGGTTGGAAACTTGTATGCACATTTAAGGATGGCTCGTTTACACCCGTTGACACATCCAAGGAGCTTGTATTTAAAAATCCTGCCCACGGACAAGATTACAACAAATGCGATGTATGCGGACATTGGTGCAAAAACTCGTATGTAATAGAAAATGTAACAACAGGCGAGGAATTGCAAGTTGGCTGCGAATGCGTAAAGAAGTTTGGTATCAAGAGTTTTGATTACCTATCAAAGTTTACGGATGAGTTGCACAAACTCTATGACTACAGCCAGTCTTACTCAACAGACAATGACGAGTTAAAAATGTGGGGTGGCAACCCGAACGCTATTTACAAAAATGCTTTCAAGAAAGCTGATTTGATAATGTCGGCAAAAGCAGAATATGACAAATGTCCTATATATAAGAAGGCTTATCGCGAAAGAGACACATACTATCGCTCTCCTACATTGACTAATATCGAAACAATACTTTGTGGCGAACAATTCAACGTCAACAATGAGTACGTTAACAAAGTATGTGAATACGCTTTAAGCAAGCCTATCGACGGAGATTTTGCGGAAAAAACACACAGACTTGCAAACGATTTTTATGCCTATATAGATGAGGCGGTATATGCTTTCTTTATGGTCAAGAACTACGAGGATAGCTTGAAGGCAGAAACAAAGCTTGAAACTGGCACTCCAGTAAAGGTTGAAGGCAAAATTATTCAAACACGCACAGAAGAATCGTATTTTGGACCTATGACGATTAATATCATACTTACCGACAATGGCGTAGAATGTGAGCGTATAGGCAAAATTCCAACTGTAGAAAGAGATAACATTAAGCGCACATCTTTCTATTCTACTGTTAAAGGCATTTATCATGGCAAAATTAGCCTTGACAGAGCTACAAAGAATCCGAAGAAGGGTGTACAGTATATCAATATTTAAATCTGATAAAAATGTTTGCAAGACTAATAATTTCTTTAGTCTTGCAAATCTAAACTAATAATACGCTAATAATCAATTAAATAACAAAAAATAAACGTAAAAAAGTTTGGCACATTACAGAAGATTTTATAATTTTGTGGTGTTCAAAAATATATATCGGTAGAGGTTGGAAGCTCTGCCACATAAGGTAGGGCATTTTTTATGCTCTGACTTCTCAAAAGAGTTTAAATACAGGCGTATTGCCCCTTGCATATACTATAATGGTGTATGCGTGCTTTTCCGATATATAGCATTGAACAAAGGGTAGCAGTACGCCCTTTATGTGTCTGCTTAGTTTTACGTTCAAAATAATATCGGAATGGACGAAATCAAAATTTTGCACAAATCTACTTTCCTTGGAAAGGAAATAGATGTATGGGGAACTTTTGAAAACCCATTATTTAGGGCAAGTGATGTAGCTGATTGGTTACATAACACAAATGTTTCTAACATGGTTAAAAAAGTTGACGAGGATGAAGTGACTAAGTTTAACTTAGGCAGTCGTCAGGGTGAGACTCTTTTTCTTACAGAAAATGGTCTTTATGAGATTCTTATGTTATCTCGCAAGAAAGAAGCCAAGCAGTTTAAGAAAGGTGTAAAGAAAATCCTTCACGAAATCCGCACCAAAGGAGGTTACCTTGCTACAACACAGAATGACACTCCTGCAACAATTTTAGCACGTGCAATGAAAGTTGCTGACGAGGTTATTGCCGAACACGAAAAGCGCATTAAAGAGCTTGAAGAACAAGGTCGGCATCAAGAAATAGTTATCGAACAAAAAGACGCACAGATAAATGCGCAAGACAAGCAAATCAAAATCGCCGCACCTAAAGCAGAATACTACGACAACACACTTGCTTCAACAACTTGCATAACAACAACGCAAGTTGCCGACGACTTGCACATTACGGCACGCACACTCAACGCAAAGCTAAAGGATTTAGGCATAATTTACTCGCAATCGGGACAATGGCACTTAAAGATGCCTTATAAAGGTTGGAACTTGGCAGGTACACGCACCTACAACTATCAGTCAAGCAACGGTGAGACATTAACAAGTACGACCCTTGTATGGAATCAGCGTGGCAAGCGATTTATCATTGCGCTTTACAACAATGACTTTAATGTAAAGCGAGCTATTGCCGAATTAGCAGGAGACAACAAAAACAAGTAACACGAACCATTTAAATCAGAGTAAATTATGAACGACAATAAATCAACAAATAACAGCGAGGTAGTATTCACAGTGAGCAACACAACCTCGGACATGCTTTGTCTTCTCCGGGATTGCATGAAATTGCAAGAGCGGGCCATAAGCCTGTTTGAAGACAAAGAAGAAGGAGAAAACGTGATTAATGCAACAATTGCGACTGTTCGTGCGCTCCGTGACGCTATAGCTGTCAACATAGAGCAAAACATTGAAAACTTGGATAACGCTACGATATAAACAGGCTTGTAGAAGCTTGTAAATAACAAATTATCACGGGTTACAACGCTAACAAACGCGCTGTGACCCGTTTTATTTTGCGTCTGTTGCAATATCTTTACGCCGATATAAACTTATATATCAGCATGTGAAAACGCCAAGCAAGCCAAAGAAAAACACGCTAAATCAAAATTGTTTACACAGCCTTTTTAATTTTCTTTACGCGCATTTGTTTATAATGTAATTTTGTTGTCAGATAAAAATATCCATTAACGTTTAAACAGAATTACACTATGGCAATAAAAGAAAAAGTGCTTGCTTCTTGCAAAACGTCATTCGCGAAGTACGGTTTGAAGAAGGATGAACTTTCAAAGCTGGTAGACCAGATTATCGCAAGTCGTGGCCTAACAGATGAGTCAACAGACGAGGTCGTTACCAAAGCTATCACAGCGGTCGAGCCTTATGTAGGCATGATGCAATCGTCATTCAATCGTGCGGTAAGTGAGACAGAGTTGAAGTACAAAGGTTGGACTAAACCGACTGACCCCACAGTACCCCCTACTCCACCACCAACTCCGACAAACGCTCCACTAACAGCCGATGATGTGGCAAGAATGATTGCCGAC